CTGCTGGTGGGTAGATGAGACTCACGAACTTTGTAGCCATTGTGCTGATAAGGAAATTTCAGAACATCCTGCTACAACGCATTGTATTAACAGCAATAGCTTTGACCCCTTTCCTGGTATTGTGCGCAAAGACCTTGCATCTCTTGGTTGTCCTTTTCCGGATGAAGATGGCGAAATGTGCGCTGAATGTTCACACAATACTCTTTCCACTCAATTTACTGGCGAATGTGATTTAGGAATAAGAATAGTTGACTGATATGATAAATCTATTATACATCGACCTGTTCTGCGGGGCGGGCGGCACGTCAACGGGCGTGGAGTATGCCAGGCACGACGGGATGCAGTGCGCCAAGGTGGTGGCCTGCGTCAACCACGACAGGAACGCCATCCTCTCGCATCAGGCCAACCATCCGCACACGCTGCACTTCACCGAGGACATACGGACGCTGGAACTGTCGCCGATGGTGAAGCACCTGCAGAAGATGAAGACGAAATATCCGAAAGCCCGCGTGGTGTTGTGGGCTTCGTTGGAATGTACAAACTTCTCGAAGGCGAAGGGCGGTCAGCCGCGTGATGCTGACAGCCGGACGCTGGCCGAGCACCTTTTCAGATATATCGAGGCATTGCAGCCCGACTATATCCAGATTGAGAACGTGGAGGAATTTATGTGCTGGGGCGACCTCGACGAGAATGGACACCCCATCTCGCGCTTTGAGGGACGTAGTTACGTGCGGTGGGTGAAGCACGTCACGGATTATGGCTACGACTACGACTGGCGTCTGCTGAACGCTGCCGACTTCGGGGCCTACACATCGCGCAAGCGGTTCTTCGGGCAGTTCGCCAAGAAAGGATTGCCGATAGCGTTCCCTGTGCAGACGCATGCCAAATCTGACGTGTCTGTTGCCTCGCAACTTTACGGAAACCTGTTCCCTGGACAGTACCATCCGTGGAAGCCAGTCCGAGAAGTGCTCGATTTGGAGGACGAGGGCGAGAGCATCTTCGCGAAGAAGAAGCCGCTGTGCGAGAAGACACTGGAGCGGATCTATGCAGGACTCATCAAGTTCGTGGCAGGAGGCAAGGAGAACTTCTTGGTGAAGTGGAATTCTATGAAGGACGGACGCTACCGTGCGCCGTCGGTTGACGAGCCCTGCCCCACCATTCCATGCCGCAATACTATCGGTGTGGTCAAGGCACAGTTCCTTAGCAAACAGTTCAGCGGCGACCCAATGTCGAAGAACCAGGGCATCGACCGCCCAGCGGGCACCGTCACCTGCAAGGATCATCACGCATTCGTCACAGCCTACTACGGCAATGGCTTCAATCAGTCGGTAGATGAACCCGCGCCGACGGTCACGACGAAGGACCGCATAGCACTGGTGTCAACGCAGTTCATCGATAACCAGTATGGAAAGAGCAAGCCTACAAGCATCGAGAGTCCTGCGCCGACGATACTCAACAATCCAAAGCAGAAAGTCGTGTCGGCCCAATACCTGATGAACCCTCAGTTCGCCAGTGCAGGCGGCAGCATCGACAAGCCGTGCTTTACACTCATTGCCCGTATGGATAAGATGCCGCCATATCTGGTGAGCACCGAGCAGGGTGTGGGAATCGCTATCTATGAGGACGATACACCGATGACCAGCAAGGTTAAGGAGTTTATGGCCATGTACGGCATTATCGACATCAAGATGCGGATGCTGAAGATTGTTGAGTTGAAGCGCATCATGGGTTTCCCAGAGGACTACACGCTCATCGGCACGCAGGCCGAGCAGAAGAAGTTCATCGGCAACGCTGTCGAGGTGAACATGAGCCGCGTGCTCTGTGAGGCCCTGAGCGAGAGACTGAGCAGCGTTGCATAAGAAGACTAAAAGGAAACAGAGTATGGAACAAGACGGAATCTCATACGAGAACACCAAGAGGATGCGGTCAAGACTGAATAAGGTCGGCGCGACGATGAACGTCATGGCGCAGTATCAGGAAAGTTTCAATGGCGGTGGTGGACATCCTTTCAATGAGTTGGTTAAGATGATGAACAGCCGACTGAACAAGGATGTCTACGAACTGGCAGAGAAGAGAGGCGTGACGGTTTATGACATCTGTCTGAACTTCATGCCGGAGTATTCTGATCCGCACATCAAGCGCGACGAGAACGGTGTTACGCTGGAGCAGGAAGTGCGCCTCGTGCCCATGCCGTTTGAATACGAGAAAGGGCCAGGCTACTGGAAGTCGAAGTATTACCGACTGAAGGAGCATTTACAGGAACTAATTGACAATAAGGAGGACTGACTATGGGATTATTCGGACTATCGACAAGTGAGGCTATACTTCTGACGCGACAACTGAACGCAGAGCAGGAGCGACGCAACAAGGAAACGCTGCGAGCCATCAATGAGCAGACGGCAGCAGCCGATCGGCAAGCCAAAGAGGACAACAAGGCAAGACTTGAGGCCATCGGACAAATCGGAGCGGAAGCCAGACAGTTGGAACCGTTCATTACCTTGCATCTCGAACACGAGGCTGGCAAAGTCGACAGAACCATTGCCATCCGACCGAGCGACATCCGTGAGATAAAGGCGATGGATGACTCTTACGACACGACGGACTACGATAACCCTGCGCCATTCGGCTACTACTCGAAGACGATACACCGACCATATACGGCAATCATCCTGTGGAGCACGAAGCAGATAAAGGTCACTGAGACCGTCGAACAGATTCAAGAAATGGTATCGCAGAACATAGACCGCGTTAGCAAGATTCAGGCTCAGATACTCGCTGACGCTACAAGGATGGATCTCAACAACGGCAATATCCACGACGATATGTCTGTATTGGTCGAAAAGCAGGAGGAGTGACGTATGGCAAAGTACAAAGTATTATCAGTGCGGCAGCCGTATGCCAGCCTGCTGGTCAACGGCATCAAGGACGTGGAGAACCGGAGCCGGAGGACTAACTACCGGGGCACGGTGCTGATTCATGCCGGGGCAAAGTTCCATGAGGTGGTGAAAATATTACGTGCCGTGCCGCCACATCTGTATAACACGATGGAACAGCGTATATTAACATCAGCAATAGATGTTGAATATGAAGATCTCTTCGGCTGCATCATCGGAAGCGTGGAGATTGTCGATTGCGTCAAAGGCTACAAATCGCAATGGAGTATTCCGTCAGATTACCAGTGGGTGTGCCGAAACGCCAAGGTGTTCGCCAAGCCCGTCCGCAACGTGAAAGGCCGCCTGGGACTTTGGGACTGGGAAGGAAGTATTAACGAATAACAACAATAAGATTATGGAAGTAACAAAGTATTTGTGTGAGTTCTTTTTCACGAACTTCTGGCACTGGCTGGGGCTGACCGTCATGCTCGGCATCTTCCGCTTTGGCACGGTCATCATCGACAAGAGCCATCAGATTATCAGCAAGAATAACGGCAAGGAGGACTGACTATGACAAAAGAAGAAATCGAAATCGGCAAATGCTATTCCCGCAGGGACGATGCGCTCTATAATGTCGTCGCCATGGGAAAAGACTGGGTGTGCGTCCTGCACTACTCTTACAACCACCATGTATGTACGGCTGAGTTTCATGACTACGAGTTCTTCGATGACTTGCAGGAAGAGACGGAACAGTGGATGTACGACATCTTCTGTGACTTGCGGCTGAATAAGGAATGGGATTATCTGACGGATAAGGAGGACTGACTTATGAGAAATGAGAATAAACTGTCAAAGATGGAGATTGCGCTATACCTGAAAGAGGCGCTGCAGCAGTTCTGCGAAAAAAATACAGAACTACGCCCTGCACTTGCGGAGCCGTTTCGTCAGAAGGATATATACGGATTTGACTATGTAATGGCAAGCAATGGACTTGTACTGATCAGCATTAAGGCTAAGGCGGCTGGCGTGGCTGTTAGTCCGTTTTGGGGGATGGACGAGTTTGACGCTCTGAAGTCGATACCGTTCATCGGATTTGAGGAGCGGCTGGAGTCCCGTATGGTATGCCGAAAGGATATCTGTCGGATTATAGATAAGATGCAGAAGTACGAGGCTAAACGAAAGAAAATTGCATCTGCCGATCTCGGTGGCGTTCAACTCTCGATGGAAGGTCTTTCGCACATTGAAGTGGCCATGCGTATCTGTG